TTTGTATTCTTCAGCCATTTTTATTTTACTCTCCTAATTTGATATCAAATTTTTGCGTATAACTATTTATTATTTTGTTAGTTTCTGTAAGAACCTATCAAAAGCCACTGCTTCTGCTACGGCTTTACGCTCTCTAGTTTCACGCTCTATTTGTGCTTTTATTTCAGAAACATCTTGCTCTTTGATGATTCCGTTGTCCCAAACCCACTCTTTACCTTCCATAACGCCATTGACGAATGCCTGTGGTGCAGACGGGTCTGCGACTATATCGGCTGCAGTCGCTAAGTAAAAGTCTGATTTTACATAGTTGGTACCGCCTTTATTCTCTAGAGAACCCATGCCTCTAGAAGAAACTCCTAGTTGTGCGCCTTCATCTATAAGAGATTTAACGATTTTACCGTATGGTGTATCTGTTATTTTTGCTTCACCAATATAATTACCTTTACCATCACCTTTTAGTTCAGTAATAATATGTGATACTCTCTCTAGATTAACAGTTGGTCCATCAGGATGCCCTAACTCACCAAATGCTCTTTTACGCTGTATAAATTCTTTATTATAACGATTTACTTCTTTTTCTAATACTTCCATAGGGTAAACACGACCATTACGGTTTTTTATGTTTGCCTGCATGAAAATACCTTTTATCTTATGAGACTTTTTACCATTATCTTCTTCGACAATGTATTGTGCCTCATTTATTTCTTCTCTAATAAGTTTCATGTGCGTATTTTCCCCTTTTGTTCTATTTATCTTATCTGACCTCTAAAATGACAGTATAACTATCATTTGAAACAAAATTGTGTGTAGAGAACAGTATATCACCAGTTGGTGAGGTAGCATTATTTGCTATTTGTATCGCTGGTGTCTGTAAGTCTATTGTACCTTGACCCGATAAAAAAAGCGCTGATGCATTAGTTGTTCCATCAAATAAGATTTCAACGGACCCTTTTGGATCCGTTGTGTTAATACTATAAATTACTCTTGCAATTTTAGTAGATGATGACGCATGATTTAATGCGCTTGCGTCTACCTTTGTTACAAGACTTTCTCCTGTTCCGTCACTAAAATTAGTGAACTTCATAACAGTTTTAGAACCAGATACGTCTGTTATAGTTTGTGATGTAACTGTATCAGCCATTATCTTGTTTGTCCTGAGTTGTCATAACCTTTTGATTTAGTTACTTCGATAATAAAAGTACCCGTTACAGCACTTGCGTTGGTAATTTTGATATCACCAGTAACACCAGAACTCTCTGGGTTTGTAATCAATGGTTGTTTACCATGAAACCCATACTCACCTGAACCGTGTACTGATATTGCGTGATCGTCTGAGGATGCGTCAAACAAAAATGCCACATCACTTGTTGCTGCTGTTGTGTTCCATTTAATACTTCTTATGTGTAACGTTGGGTTAGACGAATGACCTCTTAAGGCACTTGCGTCAACAACTGTTACAGCACTATTTGTATCGTTATTGATTTCAAACATTCTTACTGTTCTAGTACCACTATCGACTAAATTTCTTGCGTTTACTATTGCCATTTTTACTCTCCTTTATATGGTTAGACCTGTTTCTTTTTCAAAATAGGTTTCAATTTCTTTTGGTTGTATTCTATATTTTTTAGCCACTTGTTGTAGTGTTCTAGGAAACATAGATAAAACTTTTTGTGGTGTTTTTGCCATCATGCCAAAAACATCATCTACTGCTTTTTTTACCTTTGGTGATAATTTACGATAATTAAGAGAACGTTTATGTTCGTCTTTTTCTTTAATCGTCAATCTCAGTTGATTCAGGGTTATTGCCATCGTTTTCCTCAGGTTGTTTTGCCATGATAGTGCCTGCTAAATCTTTTCTTTTAACATCTAACTCACTACCAACTTTGTCTGCTAATGCAGCTTTAATTGATTTTTCTGCTGACACAGTATCACCTGCGTCTAAAGCATTGATCATATTTTTAGTATCTTCTATACTCATTAAAAATCTCCTTGTTCTTCATCATCACCTGGACCTTTATACAATCCAGCTTTTATTTCATCAGCAATCTTCTCTTGTTGCTCTATAATTTCTGCCTCTGAAAATTTAAGTATGCGTTTCATCATGTAATCTCTTGATAACACAGTACCTAACATACCAGAATCCTTAACATTACGATATGTTTCCATACGGTCTTTAAACATTTCACTTTCTTTTATTTCTGCAAAATATCCGTCATTGACATATTCATATTTGATAGTTTGACTTAATGTATTTTCCCAATCCTCGATAGTAATAATACCTTTGAGAATAAGTTGTGTTTTAAGTAAGTCATGAAATAAACTATTAAATCTATTTCTTAATCTAGAAACAAATTTAGTAAATTTAATTTCATCTCTACTTACCTCTGTTGAACGACCTAATTGTAAACCACCAGACGCTTCACTATCAAGTCTGCTGTATGGTACGTTCAATGACTGAAACAATTTCTTTTGGAAATACTTAATATCATCTATCTCACCTAGATTTGAACCACCAGGTAATGTAGTGATTTCTGTACCTCTACCACCTTCTCGTCTTGGTAGCCAGAAGTCTTCTAACATAGACATGTATTGTCTATCATCTCGTATTTCGCCTGTACTTGCGTCATACACAAGTTTGTTTCTATATCTATTCATTACATCTTTGAGGTATTGCTCTGCTTTTACTTTAGGTAAGTTACCTACATCAATGTAAAATATTCTTCTTTCAGGTGCTCTTGATATACGATAGATAACAACACTATCTTCAATCATACGCAGCTGATTAACTGGTTTGATTGCCTTATGTAAATAAGACAATATTAAATTCTTTTGTTGGTCTACAAGGCCACTTGGACAAAATGCAATAGCATCTTTAGCTATTTTAAGACCTGTTGTTGCACTTGCAGCAGGTTGCACACCTTTTTCATTATAGATAAAAAACTCATCAAATTCAACATGTTGAGGTTTTTTTGGATTTTTAGGTGCAAACTCATTACCTGGTTTTTGTTTAGGTGCTCTTACTTTTTTGATTTTTCTAGGATCAATATATCTTAATTCTGTAATACCTTGTTTTAAATTTTTAGGGTCTATAAGTTTATGATATACTATTCTACCATCAACATACCATCTACGAAATATATCGTGACCTTTTTGCTCAAATTCCAATAACGAAAGAATACTTTGAAACTCTAATGCTATACTTTTTTTAACTTTTGATGAGAACGGAACCTTATTTAAATTAAGACGAACAACCTCTTGGTTATCATCTACTACTACGGATTCATTAATTATATCTTCTATTGCCATATCACACTCTGGGTGCATAGCAATTTCTCTATATCGTCTAATTAAATCCGATTCATTATTTACTTTACCTTCGATATCAAGATAGGTCCCAAAGTGACCACCACCCATAATAGTTTGTGTACCGTCATCTGATGTAGGTGCGGTAAATGATTGACTATTAGGTTTAGCCTCTTTACGCTTGATTTCGAAACCGAATATTTCTGCCACTACTGTTCTCCTTTATACTATATTTAGGGCGCCTCGAAAGACGCCCTATCTCAACATTATGTTGTAGTGTTTGATTCCCAGTATTGGTATCTCCAAGTACATTCAAATGTTTCAAGTGTAGTTGCCTGTTCCATAGTTAGATCAACCTGACCTATTATAGTTGGAAACATACCTCTGAAAGTATAAGACTTGATTGTGTTACCGTTTCTATCTAGGTGATCGACAAATGCGTCCACTTGATAGTCAACAGGATTTACAAGTCCTTCGTTATCTGAATGGTTGTTTATACCATTTGACCATCTCTCGATAGCATTTCTGATTAAGAAATCAGTATCATTGATGATAGTAGTAGTCCAAGTTTGGAATGTTCTATCACCTGCCATATAGATTGGTCTACCACGGAAGTTTACAGTTAATTCACCAATTTCACTTTGGGGTAAGTTAGTTGCAGTACATAAAAATGCCATACTTTCTGTCTCACCACCAACAGCTGCATAACCAGGGAAAGGCATAGTGACTTTAAACTGATTGTTTCTAGCACCTCCGCCTTTTAATTTAGAGATAAAATCTGTTACGTTTGCCATGTTCTACCTCCTATGCCCCAGCCACTTCACTAAATGCCACACCACTTCTGGTTGCCACAAAGTTTAGTTTGATGAAGTTAATTGAACGATTTGGTTTAACGAATATATCAGCGATAAATTCGTTTCTATCAATTACTTCCGCTGTGTTGTTTGTTTCATCACAGACTACTGAGAAGTCTGTAAGCCCTCGTCTACCTTGGATATCTCTAAGGAAAGGCTCTACTAGGTTTCTAAATTGTGCTCTTGTGAACTCATCATTGAACTCAAAGAGTTGAAATTTAGCAGCCGTAGAAATTGCTTTTTCCATGACTAGGAATAAACGTCTTACATTTATTCTATCAAAGGCACTAGGTTTTGATTGTGCTGTTTTATCTCCGAACAATACTGTACCTTGTCCAGGGAAAGTAACAACAGGATTTACTCTTGCTTTATAGAGTACATCTCTTTGTGCTTGATTTGGATCGAATGCTAGTTTTACTGCACCTCTAATCTGACCTCTGTTAAATCCAGCAGGTGAGAAGAAAGGATCAGCTACGTTATCTGTTCTTGCACACAATCCCGCAATGTCACCGTTTAATGGTACAAATCTGAATACGTCATTATATTTGTCGTACATATATTTGTAACCACTATCAATTACTGCATAAGAACTTGATGATAAACCATCAGCAAAATTCTTAACGTTTTCAGTTGCAGCGATTGGGTCACTTACGTTTACTACATCAGCTCTTGCAGGCGATATAAATGCCACACAATCTTTTCTTGCTTCTGCAATATCAATCACTTTAGTTGCGTGAGTGTCACCTGTAGCATCAGCTGCAGTTGCACCACCACCTTGAGATGGTCCGCCTATAAGTAAGTTTATTTCCTCTGTTTCTGCATCAGCAAATTTATCATATGCTAATGCCATTTCACCTAGAGTTGGTTCATTATCTGTTGTTCCACCTGATAATGAAGAACTGAAAACTGTAATAGTTTGAGTTCCAGCATTGTCAAATGTTTGACCAACCTTACTTGCACCAGCATTTGCTAATGTAGTTTCATGGTCCATCCAGTAAATGTATTTACTGTTTGCATACAAATAATCAACGTAATATAATGAATTACCTTCTGCTGACTTTGCGTCAGAAGCTTGAGATAATCCTTCATGTGTTTCTAAAATTGTACCAGCAGTACCTGTGATACCACCATCTTCATCAACAACAGCAATATGTAATTCATCATTACTACCGCCAGCATTTGCTACATCATCAGTAGTTGTTGGTGCTGCACTAAAGTTGAAATGATATTCCCAAAATCTTCTAAAGTGTGCA